CTAATGCTTAATTAATCTTGGGGGCGCTTAGCCCCCTACTAAAACTTAAGGAGATTAATTATGATGCAAACAGACATATTAGCCACACATTTAAATGCTGATGGAGTAGTAGCTGCGTATCCTGTACGTGTTAAAGGATATCAAATTAAACCTGGTGGTACTGCAGGACAAATTGATTTTTACGATAACGCATCAGCAGCTTCAGGCACTATTAGACTATCACTAGACATTACAACAAACACTGTAGTTGTTTCTACAATACTTCCAGGTGAAGGCATTAGATTTAATAATGGTGTTTATGTAGATTTACCCGCCAGCGCAGGTATAACAGTATTCTATGGCTAACAAGAAACAAGGTCCTTCTCTAGCAGTTGGACGTGGTGAGAAACTTCCTGTATCAAAAGGTGCAGGTCTCACGGCTAAAGGTCGTGCAAAGTATAACGCAGCTACAGGCTCAAACCTAAAGGCTCCTCAACCACAAGGTGGACCTCGTAAGAAGTCATTTTGTGCTAGGATGTCAGGCATGCCTGGTCCGATGAAAGACGAAAAAGGTAGACCTACTAGGAAAGCCGCGTCACTTAAAAGGTGGAATTGTAAATGAGTGCAGAACGCGAAGTTATAGAACACGGTGTTGAAATTAAACATATTCAATCAGATGTGGATAGTATTATGGAAGACATGGAACAATTAAAAGCTCGTCTTGATAGTATTGAAAAAACATTAGAAGAAATCAAAGGCGGATGGAAAGTATTTATCGCTATTGCCACTATCGGATCTATGTTTATTAGTTGGCTTGTTAACCACTGGTTAAAATAATGAGAGCTTTTATTGAAAGAGTATTTAAGTCTAAAAAACTTAAAACAGAAAAGAAAGACACAGAGGCAATAGTAGAGTCTATTATTGAAGAAGTAAAAGAAGTTATTATTAAAGAATTAAAACAAGGAGAAGTAGTTACTTACTCAAAACCTAAACACTTCCCCGATTGCAATTGTTTTAAATGTGAAAGATGGAAACAACAAAATGCCAAGTAAATCTAAAGCACAAAGAAATCTTATGGCTGCCGCAGCTCACAATCCTGCGTTTGCTAAAAAGGTAGGGATTCCTGTATCAGTAGCTCAGGAATTTAACAAAGCTGACAAAGGTAAAAAATTTAAGGAGGGTGGTATGATGGATAAGAAAGATTTAATGCAGGATAAAATGCTTATTAAGAAAGCAATGAAACAACATGACGCACAAGAACATAAGGGTGGCAAAGGTACTAAGCTAGCTCTTAAAAAAGGTGGCGTTGCTAAAACTGTTACTAAGGAGATGGAATATGATTATAAAACAGGTAAAAAATCTTTTGCTGGTACAACTGCCCAAAAAGATGCTCACGCTGAAAAAGAAGGTAAAATCGTTGCTAAACATTTAGCTTATGATAAAGATAAAGATGGTATGAAAAAAGGTGGCATGTGTAAAGGTTATGCTTCTGGTGGTAAGGTAGCTCAACTAGCCAAAGCTAATGGTATTGCTAAACAAGGCAAATCAAGAGGAAGGATTATTTAATCATGGCTAAAAATTATGATAATGAATTAAAAGACCTTTATGACACAGGAACATCTGATAGGCAAATTGATACGGCAAAACTAAAACAAAAAGAGATAAATGCAATGCTTATGAAACAAGCAGCACAAATGGCCGGTCCAGCTGAAGATGAAGAAGAAACGCCTATGAAAGCTATGATGAGAGGTGCATTAAAAGCAAATTCTGCAGCTCAAGGTATGGGTCCTATGAAGGGTACTGGTATGAAAAAAGGCGGCAAGGTAAAAGCTAAATGTATGGCTTCAGGCGGTAAAGTATCTCAATTATCTAAAGCTAATGGTATTGCTGTTAGAGGCAAATCAAGAGGTCGTATTATTTAAGGAGCCCTCATGGGTGGTGCAGTAAAAGCAATAACTAGTGTTGGAAATATAGCGTCTAGCGTTGCTGGTGCTATTCCTGGTGTTGGTAAAATTGCAGGTCCTATTGTAGGTGGTCTTACAGGGGGTCCTGTAGGATTTGCCACGTCACTTGCAAGTCAAGCACTACAAGGTAATTATGGCGGTGGCGGAGGTGGCGGTGGAGGTAACGCTGGTGGAATTCCAACTTATGGATCTACCGATGCTTCAGGAAATCTAGTTCCAGCTACTCCTGGTTTTAACTATGGTGCTAACACCTATACTTATGGTGATCAACCTTATGATGCATCTAAATATTTTGTATCAGGTAATAAGGGAGTTTATAATGTTCTTCCTGAGTTAGGTAATATGTATAGCCCAGAAGCTCAAGCAGCACCAGGTACATCAAGCTTTAATGCATACCAAAATATATACGGCAAAATGGCGGGTGATGAATTAGCTCAAGCTAACTTACAAAAATCATTTAATCCTGGCATGTTATCAGTAGCACCAGTTAATAATACTTATACACCTATTAGCGATTTTAACCCAGCTACTACTCCATACGCAGGAGCTCAGGCAAATTTACCTGACTATTTAAAACAAGATATTCAGTCTGCATATGGTGAATACCAACCACAAGCACAATCAAGTAGCGCTAGTTATTTACCTATTCAGCATGCAGATTTTGGTTTTGGAAGTGGGGATCAAGCTTATCAATTAGCTCAATATGCAGCTCAAAATAAGAATCCTTTCTTCCAAGCTTTTGCGGAGCCAACAAATACAGCAGCACCTCAGATGGCTAACCCATTTGCTTTTGCTAGACCGCCAGAGGCACCAGCGCCTGCACCAAGTCCTTACCAACCTGTAGAAGGTGGAGCACGAAGAGGCCCTGCTGAACGGGGTTTAGTACCAGCGACAACAGCATCCTTAGGCACATTTAGACCTGTAGAAGCAAGTACAGCAACACCAACATCAACAGCTACAATGGGTAGACCTGAAGATTATAAACCTGTTAATATTAGAACTGGCGGACTAGCTAGTTTAAGGAGAAAAGCATGAGACCTTCAAGAGGCATGGGTGCAATAAAGAAAACTAAGATTCCCAGTGCTACTGAGAATACTATGCCTAAAGGCGTAGTTAAAAAACGTCGTGACAACACAGACTTTACTCAGTTTAAAGAAGGTGGCCCTGTAGGACTTTATGCAAACATGAATGCTAGAAAGAAAAAAGGCATATCACGTCCTAAATCAAAATCTACAATTGCACCTAAAGCTTATGCAAACATGAAAGCTGGATTTCCTAAAGGGAAAAAATAATGGCAGACTTAACTACAGGACAGACAAGTTTTAATTTAGATTTAAATAATCTTGTTGAAGATGCATTTGAACGTTGCGGACAAGAGTTACGTACTGGATACGATTTAAGAACTGCAAGACGTTCACTTAATATTATGACTGCTGAATGGGCAAATCGTGGCCTTAATTTATGGACGATTGAACCTGGTCAAATTACAATGAATCAAAATCAAATTATGTATGCGTTACCTGTAGACACAGTTGATTTGCTTGACATGGTGACACGTACTGGAACAGGGCAGAACCAACAAGACATTAATATTAACCGTATTTCTGAATCAACTTATATTACGATTCCTACTAAGAATGCAACCGGCAGACCTATTCAAGTTTGGATTAATAGACAAAGTGGTCAAATAAATCCTACTACAATACTTTTAGATGAAACATTAACTGCTACAGCTTCCACTGCAGCAAACCCACAAACTATTACTTTAACTTCAACTGTAGGTTTAGCACAGTTTGGTTTTGTAAATATTGGTAATGAAACTATTCAATATGGTGGTATAGATGGTAATGATATAACAGGTTGTATACGAGCCGTTAATAATTCTACATTAGAACCTCATGCTATTGGCGCTAAGATTTATGTAAATAATTTACCTACTGTTAATGTATGGCCAACACCTGAGCAAAGTAATTTTTACCAATTTGTATATTACAGATTAAGACGCATTCAAGATGCAGGTAATGGTGTTAACGTAGAAGACATTCCGTTTAGATTTATACCTGCTATGGTTGCAGGGGTGGCCTATTATATGAGTATGAAATTACCTAATGTAGATCCTACTAGAATTCAAATGTTAAAAGCTGACTATGAACAACAATTTCAATTAGCAGCTGACGAGGATAGAGAAAAGGCAAGCGTCAGGTTTGTACCTCGTGAAATGTTTTACCACGGGTAATTAAATGCCAAGTAAATACGCAAGCGCCAAGAATTCCATTGCCCAGTGTGATCGCTGTGGTTTTAGATATAAGTTAAAACAACTTAAAAGATTGGTTATAAAGACCAAAAATGTTAATATACTGGTATGTCCTGAATGTTGGGAACCGGATCAGCCACAATTAAGTTTAGGCTTATATCCAGTTAACGATCCGCAGGCGGTTAGAAATCCAAGACCCGACTTAGGATATTACCAATCTGGCTTAAATGGATTGCAAACTATTGCTCAAACAGGTCCGTTACAAAGAGAAACAGGTGTGCCTTTATTAGGTAGCCGAGTTATTCAATGGGGATGGAATCCTGTGGGGGGTTCAAGATTAAACGATGCTGGATTAACGCCTAATGATCTAGTGGGAATAGGTAATGTAGGCACAGTAACAGTATCAACAACATAAGGAGAAATAACATGGCATTCAGAAAAGCAGCGGATGGTATTACTAAACAAGGTAAAACTAAAGGTCGTAACTTAGGTGACGACGGCGCTACAGTAGCTATTCAAAACGGTCCAAAATCAAGTGGTAGCAAAGGTGGTAAAACTAATGCTGACATGAAAACTATGGGTCGCGGTATGGCTAAAGTTGCAGCACAAAAAAAGGGGTAATAAAATGGCTAAAAATGACTTTCCAAAACCAACACCAGCGGAATCATTTCCACTAGGTCACGCTAAAGAAAACAAAGATGCTAGCGCATATACTGGGTTTAAATATCCATCAGGCGGTACTGGCAGCGATATTGGTATCTATAAACAACCAATGCCTAACCCAAATAGTACTGATATACATTTCAGTCAAGATCCTAATAAATTAAGATCACAACAAATTAGTAAGCAAACAGGTGTCCAACGTGTAAGCGTAGGTGATCCTACTCGCCCTGCTAAGACTGAAGGTATTACTATTCGTGGTTGCGGCGCAGCTACTAAAGGTACTAAAGCTAGAGGTCCGATGGCGTAATGAACTACACGCAGCTAGTTGATGAAATACAAAGTTATGTAGAAAATACGTTTCAGACAACGGATATAGACACGTTTATAACCCAAGCCGAACAACGTATTTATAACTCGGTGCAACTTCCTGCGCTTAGAAAGAACGTAACAGGCTCTCTTACTACAGGTAATAAATATTTAGCTATGCCTAGTGATTGGCTTGCTACATTTAGTTTGGCAGTGATTAATGCAGATAATGAATACTTATATCTTTTAAACAAAGATGTAAACTTTATTAGGCAGTCTTACCCAGATACAGATTCTGATTATTATGGTGAACCTGCATATTATGCGGTATTTGATAGTACTACATTTATTGTAGGACCTACTCCAGATGCTTCGTATGCTGCGGAACTTCATTATTTTTATTATCCAGAGTCCATCACTACTGCTGGCACATCTTGGTTAGGCGATAACTTTAGTTCTACATTGTTATATGGCTCATTATTAGAAGCTTATACCTACATGAAGGGCGAACAAGACATTATTAATCAATACCAAAAACGATATGATGAAGCTATGATTCTATTGAAACAACTTGCTGATGGCAAAGATAGACAAGATGCTTATCGTTCAGGTCAAGTAAGGTACCCAGTTAGATGATCTTAGGACAAGCACTGACCACAACCTTTAAGGTAAACTTATTAAAAGGTTTAGAGAATTTTTACACGGGGTCACCTTATACATATAAAATAGCCTTGTATAATGCGGTAGCTACTTTAAATAGCGAAACAACTGCATATACAACGCAAGACGAAATTACAGGTACTGGCTATACTGCAGGGGGTAAAGATTTAGCTCCTACTGTTGGTAGTGATCCTAGTAATAACACGGCTTATGTTACGTTTGCTAATGTAACTTGGAGCCCTGCAAGCTTTACGACTGCTGGCGCTTTAATATATAATAGCACTACAAATGCATCAGTCGCAGTACTAAATTTTGGTGGTCAAAAAACAGCCACTACAACATTTACAATAGAATTCCCTTCAGCAACTTCAACCACTGCTGTAATACGAATTAACTAAAGGAGTAATTATGAGCAACATAGACAAATTTGGAATGGGCGACTCAGTTGATGCGTCTGTGACAAGAAATGCTGGATCAAATGATGAGTTTGGTCTAAACGGCGTCTATACATTTACATGCTACGATCAAGACGGCAATGTTAAATGGGAAGACGGATTTGAAAATTTAACAACAAACGTAGGTCGTCAAAACTTACTTAATTCATATTTTGCTAACACAGGCGGCGGCGCAGTTGTTATGGGTCTTATGACTAATAATGCTGTACCAGCATCTATTCCAGCTTATACAGATACACAAGCATCTCATGCTGGTTGGTTTGAAGCAGGCGCTGCTAATGCACCTACATATTCTGGCACTAGAGCAACACCATCATTTAGTACTGCAACAAATGCTAACCCATCAGTGCTTTCTACAAGTGCTGCAGTAGTATTTAGCATGACTGGTTCTGGTACTGTAACAGGTGCATTTATTAATATTGGCGGTTCAGCAACGATTGATAACACAACAGGTACATTGTTCTCTGCAGGTAACTTTACAGCAGGTTCTAAAACTGTTACATCAGGCGACACAATTAACGTAACATATACTTTATCAGCTTCGGGCTAAGGAGTCTTAAATGGCTCTAGTGGTCTATGATCGAGTCCAGGAAACGACGACTACATCAGGTACGGGTTCTGTAACCTTACTTGGTGCAGTCAGCGGATTCCAATCGTTTGCTGTTGTTGGAAATAGCAATACTACCTATTACACTATTACAGATGGTGCTCAATGGGAAGTAGGTATTGGTACATATTCTACATCGGGTCCTACGTTAGCACGTACTACAGTATTATCTAATTCAAATGGTAATACATCACCTATTACTCTATCAGGTGGTTTAGCTCAAGTCTTTGTTACTTACACTGCTGAAAAATCAGTCAATCTAGATGCTTCTGGTAATGTTACTCCTTTAGGTACCATTGCGTCTGGCACTTGGCAAGGAACTACGGTTGGAGTTTCTTACGGCGGTACGGGTGTAACAGCTTCTTCTGGTGGTAATAGCGTAGTACTAAGAGATGCTAATC